TTTAGAGGTGAGTAACAATAATCATCTCTTAATCACTTCTTTTGTCTCAACATCATATTCATACTTGTCAACCATTTTGTCACAACCTTGACAACCCAATGCACTCCATGAGAAGTGATAGATTGTTGTAATTGTTCCACAGTGAGGACAACGAATCATCTTACCACTGATACCTGCCCGGGTGGATTTGGTCATTGGTGAGAATTTCATGGTTGTGGTGTGGTTGATATAGATGGAGCAATTTGGGGGTGAGTAGTAATCTCACCCCATAAGTTCAACGAACGTAAAGGAATGAACCGTAAGGATCTACCAGATTAGGGTTATCAACTAGAGACTCAAGAAAGAACCGGATACCCTTAGCAGGTGCCTTATATGATGCGGGTTTGTAACATGCTTCAGTCTCTTTGTCGATGAACATAAACACACCTTCAGTCTCATATGAACCATCGGAGTTAACACGACCTTGAAGAACTTTGATGTACTTCTTAGCGACCTTATAACTCAGACGAGAATAGAAAGAACGACCAGATTCGATTGAGTTAACTTTCCAAAGATCATTGACTTGTTCGATGAGTGATTCAGTGAGGAATTCAGTTTTGGTTTGTGTGAGTGTCATGAGTTGAATGAGTGATTACAATAGTGGGGCAGTTTAGAGGTGAGTAACTTTATTAACTGTGAACATCCATGAAATCGTGTAATGTAAATTCGTCATCTGTGTCAGTCTCTTTAATCAATTCTTCGATTGTAAGTTCTTCCATCTCTTTGCGATATTCTTCTGGTGTTGGATCTTGTGGATCATAATCGTCATGACAGAGATACTCCCACTCATGGACAAGTGCATCTACAAGTTGTTCTTTAGTGTAGTTCATATTAACGACCGTTAGTGTACTCACCTACGAGTTGATAATGTCCTTTGACATTGTAATATCCAACCTCTGCGTATCCATACTCTTCAGAGAGGTTGTAACAGAGATCCCATGCCCTATCAAGATCACCGAAACAATCGGTGTTCTCATAAGGATCGGATGGACATTTGACGAGGTAGTTAATCATAGTTTGAATGTGTGATTACATAAGTGGAGCAATTTGGAGGTGAGTAACAATCTATCAGAGAACTTGAGGTATTTCTACGATTTCAGGTTCTTGATCTTCAAACTGATGGAGATTGTAACAAGTCCAGAAACCTTCTTCCCACACATATGCGTATTCTTCACCTTTATCAAGGAACTCAAAGAGATCCTTATCTAAACGTGGAGGAGTATTCTCACCCCGTTCTGAGTAATACTGAGGTGATGCTTCTGACTTGACTTTAGTATAAACAGTCTCACCATCTTTGTTCATAACCAACTCTTTGGTGACAGATCCGTCAGGTTGAATGACTTCTTGTCTGAGAGGTTCTGAACCCCAAGTATGAGTAGAATAACATACGGACATATCACCTCCATCAATCAAATCAGATGCCAATTCTTGTGAGTTGAAGTGCTTCACAAGTTTAACACCCAACCATTGAGGATATGAATCCCAGTGGTGATATGCCGAGAGAATAGAACCATCAGTGAGTTTGATTCCGATTCGTGAACGAGTTCCCATTGGTTTGAAGTGTGAAAGAAAAGAGAGAAGAGGAGGGAGGTGTCGGTGGGTCCGTCTCCTACATCAATAGGGCAATTTAGAGGTGAGTAACATTAATTCTTACATATACCACGAAGAGCTTTAGCAATAGTGTCAGGTTTTACACTTTTAGCTACAGCAAATGCCTCCAATTCATTAAAGAGAACATCATCACCAAGTGATCGATATGTCTCGACAATGTGAAAGAACTCTGATTTTGTTAAACCCATAACTACAAACTCCAGATATTCTATTTCGTTACTAAAAAATAGTGACATCTTGTTATTATTAATTCCTTCCATACAATCCTGAACAACATGTTGTGATTCATGTCTCAAAGTATCATAATCATTTTCTGTCCACTCAACCTCTTGATCTGATGTTTCAATTCTATCATCTTGACATATCATAATTGCATTATAGTCAGGAGAATACATACCAGACTTACCACCATCACACAACTTTGTGTCATTTAAGTAGACTTCAACACCTACATCATTCAGAGCTCTTTTTAGTCCATCATGATTTGAGTTTGTTTCTGCACTCACACCCGGAATTGTAAGGAGTGATAGACCAATAGCACTTGATGCAATCTTTTGAAGTAATCTCATCATTCTTCTAACCAAATGAACTCGACTCCACCATCTTGAGGATCTTGACCATCAACAATCCACTCATCCATGAGTGCCTTTGATGTTTCTAAATCCTCATTGTCTACAAAGTCCATGAACCTACTGAAATAGGTTTCACCCATCACATCGATCACATTTTCCATGGTAGAATTCATTAGTTGTTCTCCTTGATTGTTTTGAGGTTAGAGAGAAGTTGGGTAACTACACTTTGTGAATATCCCACAGCAAATGGTGCCGTGTGACAAACATTTTTGGGATCATCAGAATCACAATCGTAGTTTACTTTATTGAGAACTTTGAGGACTTCCTCTACACTCTCAACAATAGTGTCATAGTGTGATCTCGAAATTGTGATTGGATCCATGGTGTGTAACCTTACATAGATGGAGCAATTTAGGGGTGAGTAATATTATCACCCCTTCTAGTTAGTTGAATTTACCAGTGGTGAAGTTAGTATATGCAAACACAGGACGATCGACGAGTTTGTAAGAACGACCAGACTCAGAATAGAATACGAAACCCTCACCCACAACCTCAGTCCCATCAGGAAGATAACACTTAGGAGAGTCATGAACAATCATAGACTTCATGAGATCTTCTTTGATGTCAATCAACAACTGATAAAGATTGGTGAGTTGATTATCACCTAGAATCCAGTTAAGATCACAATCTTCAGGTGTTTGTCCTGACTTGATGAGAGCGTTGACCTGTTGTTGAGCTACGAATGACTCTTTGTCAGTCATAAATTGAATCTTACTGAGATTGAACACAGGAGGTTTGACATTCTGATGAATAAAATCGACAGAAGGTTGAACCCACTTGATGTGTGGGGTGTCAACAAATACCTCGCGGAGAGGTTCAGCAACTGCGTCAGACAACTTACCAACTACATCATAGATTGTGTGAGGTGCGATAACAAGTTTTTGTTGAATAACTTCAGGAAACACATAAGTTAGAGTGTTGTTCATGAAGGCACTTGTGCGACCAAAACCCATGAAGTCACCCTGATAAACACCAGTGAAGATGTCACGAGGAATATACTTCAACATCAAGAATAGCATGTCTGCTACATCTTCCTGATGACCGAAGTGAGTATGAACATCCTCATTATTGTAACAGATACGATTCTTTTTCTTGTTGAATGCCGCTTTGGTACACACAAAGAACCGACCAGTTTCTGGATGTTTACCCCACACAATAGAGGGTGCACCATCAATCTTAAGGGACACATGTCCGGGTCCATAAAGATCTCTGAATGCTCTCAGATCACCCGTGAGGATGGTATCTTCTGGATGTGGGAGATGTGTGTTTGCCATAGTGGTTGAAGTGTCTTACAGTAGTGGAGCAATTTGGAGGTGAGTAACTTTAATAGACCGCAATCAGTTCCTTAGCTTTGTTTCTTGACGTTCCTTTTGCAGATATATTTCTTCTCACTTCAAGTGTATGAATCTTGGCATTCTTATACAACTCACGACTCACATCTGTATCATGATTTGATATAATCACTCTCACATTTTGTGATGACAATCTCTCTGCAATTTCAACAAGTTTTTCTTGTTGTGTATATGCAAATCCGTCTGTCGAATAACTGGTAAAGTTTGAAGTTTCTGTCAATGGTACATATGGTGGATCAAAATAAACTACATCGCCCTTTGTTAGATTTTCATATAGCTTTGGACTATCAAAAGACAAACAAGTAAAATTAGTATCAATCATTTTTTCTTTAAATGAACTTATCTCATGTTGTAAGGCTGAGATAGATGCTTCATTAAATGAACTTATGTTTTCTTTTATTATTGTTACTCCGTCTTGTTCTTCTTTACTTTTGGTAACCCTACCAAATGGCACATTATAAAACCCACTTCTATTATATCTTGTCAATCCATTAAATGAATGCTTGTTGAGATATACAAATAGTTTGGATTTTTCTATACCATCGTCAAGAGAATTAAACTTACCTCTTAACTCTATATATGTTTCTTTAGTACAATTAGAATCTTTAAAATATTCTGTAAAGATATGTGGATCATTATACCTTACATGATTATATAGCCCTATAAGATGTGAATTTATATCGTTGGAGATTAATTTTTTACATTCAACATTAAGAGATACTGAACCCCCACCACAAAATACATCAACAAAAGTATTAGGTGTGCCTATGTATGGTAGGAGTTCCGGTAATAATTTTGTTTTACCGCCAGCCCATTTTAGAAATGGTTTTCTCAATATCTTCTCTCCTTTGTTCAAAAAAATATTTACCCATATATTTATCCTTAA